GACGTGTGCTCTTCCGATCTAATCAGCATCAGCCCCAGCATCAGCCCCAGCAGCGCCAGCGTGAGCAGCCGAAAGTGTCTGACCGGGCGCAGAAATGGGCTGAGAACAATCCGTGGTTCAACCGGGACATGAAGATGACGGCATATGCCTTCGGCGTACATGAAGACCTGATACGCAATCATCACGTGCAGCCGGACACGGAAGATTACTATAGACAAATCGACAAAGAAATGAGAGAAAAGTTCCCATCTGCATTTGACGATGATGAATCCGATGATGCTGCACAGGGCACCGTGGTTGCCCCGCCGTCCCGAAAATCGGCGCGAAAATCACGCAAGGTCAGGTTGACCAAAACGCAAGTTGCTCTCGCCAAGCGGCTTGGCATCACACCCGAACAATATGCGGCGCAAGTCGCCAAGGATGGTGAAAATGGCTAATCGAGGCAGACCCCCGAAGAACCCACGGCCCGAGCAGGACATGGCCCAGACGGATCATGTGACTGCGGATGAGGGCGACCGCACGCCTCGCGATCAGCATGATCGCGCAACCCATACGCGCGTGCAAGAGTGGAAGCCTCCGACCCTTCTGCCGACACCCGACCCCCGACCGGGGCTGGAATTTCGGTGGGTGCGGTCGTCTCTCCTTGGCAATGCTGACACGATCAACGTGTCAGCCAAATTCAGGGAAGGCTGGCAACCCGTATTAGCCAGTGAATACCCCGAGTTGCAGGTAATGCCTGATCTTGACAGCCGGTTCCCTGACAATATCGAAATTGGTGGGCTTATCCTCTGCGCGGCCCCGACCGAGTTGGTCGAACAGCGCAGGCGTTATCAGGCGCAACGCGCGGCCACACAGATTGACGCTGTTGACCGCAACTTCATGAGAGAGAACGACCCGCGAATGCCTCTCCTTACGCCTGAACGACAGTCGCGCACATCCCGTTTTGGAAATGAATGAGCGAGAGGGATAGGAGATGACGACTTCATCCACACCTTTCGGCCTGCGACCGGTGGGCAAGCTCGACCAAGGTTCCCTTGAGCCGTTCCGCCAATACCCCATTGCTTCGGCATATGGCACGGCGATTGCGGCGGGTGACATTGTTCAGCTTGTTGACAACACCAACGTTGTCACCATCGAAAAGCAGTCCGCCACTGGCGATACCACCACTGAGATTGATATCGTCGGTATCTTCATGGGATGCAAATACACGGACCCCAATCTGGGCTACGTGGTGCATTCCCCACTTTGGCCTGCAAGCACCGTTGCTTCTGACGCAATGGCCTATGTCTGCGACGACCCCGATGTTCTGTTTGAGATTCAGGCAGATGGGGCACCCGCAAACGATGTTCGCGAAGTGTACGGCAAGAATGCGCCTCTGGTGCAGACGGCCCCGAACACCGACCTCAAAGCATCGCGTGTGGCGCTCGACATTTCAGCCATCAGCACGGACGCACAGCTTCCCATCCGCATCATCGACTACCGTGGTGGCGATGAGGGTGATGAGAAGGGTACGAGTTACCCTGTGCTGCTTGCCAAGTTCAATTACCACCAGCACACGTCTGCTGTCGGTTCTTCGTAAGGAGGTTGAACAATGGCTATTAGCAGAGCACAGCTTTTCAAGGAGCTTCTTCCGGGCCTGAAAGCCCTCTATGGTCTTGAGTACGCCAAGTACGAAAATGAGCATGAGGACGTTTACGACACGGAAACCTCGGATCGCAGCTTCGAGGAAGAACAGAAACTTTCCGGCTTTGGCGCAGCGCCGGTCAAGCCCGAGGGCGGGGCCATCGCGTATGACAACGCGCAGGAAAGTTTCACGTCGCGATACACCCACGAAACCATCGCGATGGGTTTTTCCATCACCGAGGAAGCAGTCGAAGACAACCTGTACGACAGTCTGTCGGCGCGGTACACCAAGGCCCTCGCACGGGCAATGGCGTACACCAAGCAGGTCAAGGCGGCTGCACTCCTGAACAACGGTTTCACCACCTACCAGTCTGGCGATGGTGTGACCCTGTTCAACGCATCGCACCCCACCGTGTCGGGCGCGACCAACGCAAACCGTCCTTCGTCCAACGTGGACATGAACGAGACTTCGCTTGAGCAGGCGCAGATCGACATTTCGGCATATGTCGATGAACGCAACCTGCTGATCGCGGCGCGTCCGCGCAAGCTGATCGTTCCTCCGCAACTGCACCATGTTGCCACCCGTCTCCTGAAGACGGAGCTTCGTGTCGGCACTGCGGATAACGATGTCTCGTCCATCGTGACGAACGGCACGTACCCGGAAGGGTACGCGGTCAACCACTACCTGACCGACTCCGGCGCATGGTTTGTGAAGACGGACGTTCCGAATGGCATGAAGCACTTCGTCCGCGTGGCAATGTCCACCGGCATGGAGGGCGACTTCGACACCGGCAACGTTCGTTACAAGGCGCGTGAGCGTTACAGCTTCGGGGTGAGCGATCCCCTCGGGATGTACGGCTCGCCCGGTGCTTGATCCCGCTTGGGAACGTAGGCCGCTGGTCTATCATGAGGGGGGCTGGGAAACTGGCCCCCCTTTCCTTTGATTAATTCATGTGAATTTTTATGCTTGCCAAGGAATGCGGGGGGGGGTAACGTGTTGATGCAGTGTTCCTTTCTGTCCTCCACCTGCGGCCCTCCGGGGTCGCTTTTTTTTGGACATGAGATTTCCCCTATGGTAGGTTTTTTGTGGGCGATCTTTCATGTCTGTTCGACTTGGCCCGAGACAATGCACTGACGGACAGACGCTACTCGTGCATGAGGCTTAACATGGCAAACACGACTTTCAGCGGAGCAGTCCGCTCGGAAAACGGTTTCACCGTCATCTCCAAAAACGCAACGACCGGCACCATCACCGAGGGCATCACCCTTGATGCATCTGGCGTGACGGTATCCCCGGTATCCCTGTCTGACGGTAACGTGACGCTGACAGCAGCAACGAACGGCAACAGGATCAACATTGTTCCTGACGGGTCGCAGGACAACACCTACACCCTTCCCTCGCCTTCGGCTGGTCTGCACTTCACCTTCGTCTATGGCGGCGGTGCGGCGGATGCGACTGACTTCATCATCGACACGGGGTCGGACACCAACTACTTCATCGGCGGTGTGACGCATTTCGACAGCGACGCTGGTTCGGGTGGGGATGAAGTTGTTCCCGTGTATTCGGATGGCGACTCCAACTCGAAGTTTCAGGCAAATGTTCCCGGCGGTGCCGAGGTTCATGTTTTGGGCATCGACAGCACCAATTGGCAAATCTGGGGGTATGTCGTTTCGGCTACTGCGCCTACCTTTGCCAACCAGTAAGGGGTATGAGCAATGGCTACCGTTACTCCTACGGTAAATCGGTATGCGGCAAAGCGGCTGGTGATGATCACGTGGGCCGATCTGGCAACGGGTGACACGATCAACGAGATTGATCTTGGGTTTCAGGGCATCCCGGCTGCTATTGCCAGTGTCCAGATTTCCGGCACCTTCGGCAGCGCGACGGTCACGCTAACTGCGTCGAATGACGACAGTACCTATGTGACCCTCGCGGACACGGGGGGCACCGATATCTCCGCCACGTCTGCGGCATCCTTCGAGATTTCGACGGCCATGCGCTACCTGAAGCCGACAATCAGCGGCGGGTCGAGCGATGCTGTTGATGTCAATCTTGCAGTATGGATGCTTGAAGAAGGTGGCTGATGAGCGTCTATCTTGTTCGCAGAAGGCGGCGTAGCGTAGCGTCCGCAGGGGCCACCGCGCCCGCACAATTCCAATCTGGCAATTGGTCTGTGTCCGACCTTGGCACGAGTGGCGATATTCGTATCGCCATTACGGCTCTTCCATCTGATGGCGGGTCGTCCATCACCGATCTGGAATACAGGCTTGACGCGGGATCGTGGACAAGTCTGGCGAGCACCACCACGGGCAACTACGACATTGCTGGTCTGACTGACGGGACGACCTATGCGGTGGCTATCCGGGCGGTCAACGCGGTAGGCAACGGCACAGCATCGGCCACGAAGAACGTCACCCCGACCGGTGTTCCAGATGCGTTCGTGGATGCGAATTGGAGCGTGGCAACGGGGTCGTCCAGCACCGAGTTGGACATCACCATCGCGTCCCTTCCGGCGGCGAACGGGGCCAGTATCACCGATGTCCAGTATGACGTGGATGCAAGCGGATCGTGGACATCCCTTCCCGCCTATGCGGGCACGGGCACTTACACGGTCACGATGGCGACCTACGGTGTGTCTTACAGCATTCGCCTTCGGGCTGTGAACGCCACGGGCAATGGCACAGCAGGCAACGCGGAAGCGGCGGTCAGCGGTGATGATTACTTCGTCAATAGCGTATCGCCCGAGCTTGTCGCGGATTTCCCCAACACCTACTACCGAAAGAGCAGTGCGGATTCAGCCTTCTCTGGCCTGTTTACCTTCGCCCGTGGATCGACCGCGACCTACGTGGACAGCAGCGGCATCTTGCAAACGGCCACGTCTGGTACGGCACGCACGGCGCACCACGTTTGGAACGGCACCTCATACGTCAACGAGGGGCTACTGATCGAAGCCACTGGCTCGGAAAATCTGCTAAAATATTACAACGACGCAACGGATGCGATCTGGTCAACAGCCGGGCTGCAAGCGGTTACGGGCACCAGCCCGTTTGATCTTCTCGAAGACGGAACAGACAGCCAACACGGGTTACAGCAAGCTAATGTTGTAACCTCTGGCGATGAGGTTTGCATGTGGGCGGTGGTTGAGGCGGGGACGCGCAACTACGCCCGGATCAACCCGTTTGGGCCGACCATCTCCAACGCGTTGAATTACGCGGAGTTTGATCTGGTCAACGGCACGGTGACGAGCAGCGGCGCGAACAACGTCAGACAGGGCATTAAGGAGGTCGGTGACGGTATTTGGCTAATTTACATGGTCTGCGAGGCGGCTACTGCGAACGGTTCCATTACCTTCCGCGTCGGCCCGTCGAGCGACGGGCTGCAAGGTCCGAACACCTATGTCGGCAGCGCAGGTGACGGCATCAAATTTTACTATGGGCAGATGGAAGTGCAGCCACTTCCAACATCGGTGATCCCAACGACCAACAGCACCGTCACCCGCGCAGCGGAAACCCTGACCATCGCAGCCGCCGACCTGCCGTACAGCAGTACCGCCATGTCCATCGCGATGGAAGGCACGATGACGTACAGGGACGAAGATGTAATCAACACAGTCAAATTTATCGACTGGCCTGCGGACGCTGATAACAAAATCGTCTGGCGACTGGACACAAACTCAACGCGGACTGGCGAACCCCGCCTCCTTCAGGACTACGCCACAGCTATCAGCTACACAGACAGTCCCGCGCCGAACTACAGCCCCGGCATGAATGTGCCTTTCAGCCTCGCTGGACGGCATGGTGCAAGTTTCATAAACCTTGCGAAAGATGGAACGGCGCTGACCGTGAACACCGCGCCCACGGCTTTGCCTGACCTGTCCGCAACGGATATGGACGTGGCATCAACCTTCATGGGCACAATCAAGCGGTTCCGCATGTGGGGCGCAGACATTGGCGACACCGGCATTGAGGAGGCGACGGCGTGAAGGGCGTGGCGATCATAGCTCTGCTTGTCTTCCTCTCGGCTTGTGCGCCGATGTGTGATCCGACTGACTTGATGCGCAATTGTGCGGTGTATGCGAGGTGGTGATGGATTTATTCAGCCGAATAATTTTGCCGCTTCTGCCCTTTATGGTAGTGTGCAGCAGGGAAATGTGGGTCGGGTAGATGGCATATCAAAGCAGTTATACGGGACTTCAGGTTGATCGGGCGGTAGGCACGCTGGCCGATGTCACCGCAGCGGGCCGCATCGCGTACTCGACCAATGGTGGTTTGTGGGATTACAAGAATTTCCCGTGGTTCGCCAGCCGAGCGGCGCTTGTCACGGCGGCTGCGTCGGCAACCCCCGCTGTGGGGGATGTCTGGGTAGGCGGAGGGTTCGCCTATGAGTATGATGGCACCACCACGGATATCTCTGACTTGTCCGGGTGGAAGCCCTTCGGGGATGTCCATGTCGAACACTTCGGCGTGGTCGGGGATGCGTCCGACGAGACAACGGCCATCACTGCGGCCCATGACTATGTTCAGGGGCTTGGCGGGGGCATCCTTTATTTCGGCATCCCATCCGCGTCCTACACCACGGACACGATCAACTGGCACCCCTCTGTCAGCGTGCGCGGGGTAGGTCGGGAGACGACGACGATCAGGCTGAAAAGCAGCGCAAGCGGGCACCTGTTCCATGTGCTTGCCAGAAGCAACCCCACCTACACGGTACAGGGCGACCAGTGGTATCCAGAATTCCATAGCGTCAAGCTGATTGGCAACAAGGCCAATCAGTCGGTCCAGTATGACGCGATCTACTTCGAGAGCGAAGAAGACGATCCCAGCTATGATGCGAGTTACAAGTACCGGTCTGGGCGTGTCGTCAACTGCGAGATACAGGGCTTCAAGGGAAATGGCGTTACAGCCCTGAAGGGCCGGGCGCAGCTTTACATGGAGAATGTTCGCTCCACCCTGCACGCCGGGAAAGGTGTGTCGGTCAATGGCGGGAACGATCCCGTGATTGGGCAGCGGTGCGGCTTCGGGGCCTGTGATGGTATCTCCGTTGAGATTAAGTCATGTTCTGGCCCGATCATTCAGGGGATCAACTCGTTCAGCCCCAGCGACAGGACGGTAGAGCATCGCGCGCTGTTCATCTCCAACGTCAGCGGCGGTGTGATTTCGGGCAACATCTTCAACGATGTCGTGGATATTCAGGACGGCGGGGGTGACGGGATTATCCCGATGTCCATCGTCGGCAACCACTTCAAGCCCGCCAGTAACGTGTGGGCGTCTGGCCCAACGACTGCGCCGATCACGCTGGACGGCGTGGCCCATATCGTCATGGGGAACAACAACTTCCATGACGGGAATGACGGTCAGTGGAGTTACCTCGTCAGTGCGGCCAACAGCACGGAAGCTGTCCTGCATTATGACGGGCCTTCAGGCAGTGATGCATCCTGCCCGTATTCTTCGGCTCCGATCAATGACAATGCGCAGGTGCCATGTGTCGCGGTCTTCACCGATCTGGGGGAGATGAAGCTTCACGGGCTGTACGTCAGGAACGCTGACAGCACGTACCAGTCTCAGCTTGTGGATATGTTCCGCAGCACGAATGACACCATTGTTGCCCTGTCGCACAGTTCCTACAACACGGACCCCGGCGGGGCCACGTCCCCGAATTTCGAGATTAGCGTCTATGGCACTGGCAGGACCGATCTGATCGGTGACGCGCAGGTGCGTCTTGGCGGCAACGGCACAGCCGCCTTCCAGTTTACCGCAAATGCTGCAGTCTTGCAGCTTCCGATCAACCTGCCGGTTTATAACGTGGCCGGTGCTCCGTCAGCCGTAACCCTTGGCGCTGGCGCACAGATTTACGTGAGCGATGGTGACGCTGGTTCACCATGTATTGCCATCAGCGATGGGACGGACTGGCTGCGTATCGCGCTTGGCTCCGCCATCAGCGCGACATGACGGGGGGCTACATGAATGAGCAGTCCGATCTGGCAGTTCTGAAATTCCGCGTTAAAAATCAGGCCGCGCAAATTGCCGCCATGCAGAAAGAAATCGAATTCCTCAAGACCGAGGAAAAGAGGAAGCTCAAATGGGGCATCTCCGTTCTGGGGTCTGCCGTCCTTGGGCTTGCAACGATCATATGGAACATGAGGCACCAGATATTCAGGTGAATAAATGGTGCGTGTTTCATGTGGCGAAAGGAGTGTTACATGTCGGACGTTCTAAAGCTTGTCACCAACAAAAACGATCTTCCAGATGTCTCCGATGAAGTCTTGGACGAATTGGCTTACCTGCAAGAGGTAGCGAAAGAACGCGGCGCAGAAAACTTCATGGCGGTGATGACGACAAAAGACGGGGCGGTGATATATCGCTCAACATTTACCGACCGACTTGCTACTATTGGCGCTGTGGAATTTGCGAAAACAAACTTGTCGCTAGACCAGAACGGATAGGTAGATCATGGCCGTAGTCACTCCGACGATAAAGGATATCTTCGAGGAAAGCTTTGAGCGCATTGGTAAGGAGATGCGGTCGGGCTACGATATCCGCACGGCCCGCAGAAGCTTCAACCTTCTGATGCTCGAATGGCAGAACCGGGGCCTGAACCTGTTCACCATCGAGGAAGGCACGCAGGCCCTTACGGCAGGCACGGCCAGCTACACCCTACCCACCGACACGATTGATCTGATCGAATACAACATCCGCACGGGATCGGGCACCAACCAGATCGACCAGAACCTTGAGCGTATCAGCGTGTCCACCTACGCGGACCAGAGCGCAAAGAACATTCAGGGCAGACCCAGCCAGATTTACATCCAGCGCAAGGCAACGTCAGTGACGGCGACCCTTTGGCCTGTACCGGATTCTGTCGCCTCCTACACGCTGGTCTATTACCGGCTGGCGGGGATTGACGGGATATCGAACGGGATCAGCGGCAGTGCTGATATTCCACCCCGGTTCGTCCCGGCGTTGATTGCTGGAATGGCGTTCAATCTTGCGATGAAATTTCCTGACACGCAGGCCATCGCCCCCGCGCTGAAGCAGGAGTACGAAAGCCAGTACGCGCTGGCGGCGGAGGAGGATCAGGAGAACGCCGACATGTTCATCGCGCCGTTCGTGGGGTTCTGACATGGCGAAGTATGCGAGTGGCAAACATGCGTGGGGCATCTGCGACAAGACGGGGTTCAGGTATCCCCTGAGCGATCTTGTCTATGAGTACCGCAATGGCAAGCGCACAGGTATGCGTGTTGGCCGGGATGTCTACGACAAGGACCACCCGCAGAATTTTGTTGGGCGCGTCAAGACGGACGATGCGCAGGCGCTACGTGATCCTCGCCCGGACAGGGAGACGGATCGTGGCTTGTTCGGCTTTGACCCTGTGTGGAATGACAGTCAGTATATGGAAGCCAAGCTTGGCTATGTGACTGTGACGATCCCGCAGGTGCTTTATGATGTGTACGAGGTTACATCGGGGTCCACCTATGATGGCTTCAAGACGGCAGATACCGGGCTATTCGACGTGGTGAAAGCATGACATATTCAGAGCTAGTGCAACTCATCAAGGACTACCTTGAAAACAGCGGAACCACGTTCAGCACGAACATCGACACGTTCATCAAGCAGGCGGAGGAACGCATCTATTATGATGTGGATATCCACCCACTGCGGAAGACAGCGACGGGCACCCTCACGGCGTCCACGGCAACCCTGTCTGTCCCATCGGACTTTCTTGGGGCGATATCGTTCCGCATCACCAACGGCAGTTCCGAGTACGTGTATCTCCTGCCCAAGCAAGAAGACTTCCTGTCCGAGGCATACCCGGATGCGGATACGGGCACGCCGATCTACTATGCGATATCCGACGACACCAATTTCATCTTGGCCCCGACGCCTGACAGCGCCTATGTGTACCAGTTGAAATATCGTTATGATCCCGAAAGCATTGTCACGGCGACGACGACATGGCTGGGCGATAACGCGGAAAGTGCGCTGCTGTACGGGGCACTGGTGGAAGCCTACCACTTTGAAAAGGGTGACGTAGAGCAGATGAACAACTATGAGAGGCGCTATCAGGAGGCGCTGCAATCGCTGGCGAAATTCGGCAATGTCGATCTGAGACGGGATGATTATCGCAATGGTCAAAACCGCAGATAGTATACCTGTAGAGGTCATGACGGTCAGCGGACGCGGATGGTCCGCTGAAGAATGTGCGAACATGGCCCGCAAGGAAATCATTCACGTCTCGGAAAATTCACCTGAATTTATCCGGGCGCAGGCCACGGCCTATGCCGACAAGATTGAGCGTGTTATCGGGCATTACATGAGGCAGGCGATCCGGTCGGACAGGACGACGATCTATAACGCGCTGATGGATGCGGGTCATCCCGAGTTGGCGAAACTGATACAAGGGCTTTGACATGAGCATCACGCAAGGACTGACGACTTCCTTCAAAAAGGAATTGCTGACAGCGCAGCATGACTTCTCGGCGTCTGGCGGGCACACGTTCTACGTGGCGTTGTATACATCTTCGGCCTCTCTCGACAGCACGACCACGGACTACACCGCGACCAACGAAGCATCGGGAACGGGATATTCTGCGGGAGGTCAAGCACTTACCAATGTCGATCCCACA